TAATGAAAAATAGAAATGATAAGTTATTTTATATTCAATATAAAAGATGTTTTAATTGTCAAATTGATTTTGAAACAGATATTAAAAGACTAGGACTTTGGAATGAATATGAAAAAAATATTATTAACTCAGACTTAGACTATTTAATTAAAGATTATGATACTTGGGTTGATGAATTAATCAACACAGCAAATGACTCATTCATTACTGAAGCTGGTGATGTAGAAAAATGGGTAGGTTCTTCAAAGAAAAAATTATTAGAAAGTAAAGAAGAAACAATTAAATACTTACAAAGCTTAAAAAAATGACACTTACCTCAATTCCATTACCAATAATAGCGGCTATTATTACCGCAGTTATTACATCAATAATTGGTCCAACAGTTGTTGAGTGGGTAAAAATGAAATTTCAATCTCTAAAACCTGGGAAAGATATTTTAGGCGAAGCAATTAAAACTGATGAGAAAGTAGATTCCCAATTAAGCCAGCTTATGGAAGAATTAAAATGTGATAGAATATGTTTATCACAGTTTCATAATGGTGGAGTTTATTATCCAACAGGTAAATCTATCAAGAAATTTAGTATATTCTACGAGTGCACTACAGACAAAGCCACATCAGTTAAAGAAATATTTCAAAATATACCTGTATCTTTATTCCCAAAAATATTTTCATTATTATATAAAGAAGGAGAGATATTAATACCTAACACTAAACACAATACAGTTGACTGTGGTTTATTCCCAGTTCAAGGTAAAAAATATAAAACTAAATCATTTTATTTAATGTCTATTGAGGATTTAAATGGTAATTTTATTGGTGTATTATCTATATCATATTATGATAAAGAGCATAAATTTGAATTAGATGAATGGATTGTACTTAGACAAAAAATAGGAGCTATAGGTAGTATATTGACTGATTACCTTCATGACAAAAGAGTAAAATCTAACTAAAACCGTTAATATTTATAACAAAATATATTTAAATGAGCAATCAATTCTTACACATGCAAAAACTCGCTGGTTTAATTACTGAAAGTGAGTATAAAGTTAAATTAACTGAAGCTGAAAATATTGTTTCTAAAATAGATCAAAATTTAGATAAAGTAGAAGCCCTTCCAGCAGTACAACAGGCCGCTGAAAAAATTATGAATAATCCTGAATTATTAAAACAATTCCAACAAGGATTAGCTAAAATGGGTATTAATATGGATTTGATAAAAGAAGGAGAAGATATAAGTACATCTGATTTATCTAAAATTGTATCTGCTGTTCAATCTCAAGTAAATCAAATTCAAGAATTCGAAGGAGATACCTCTCAGGATGAATTAACATCTTTTGGAATTAGACAAAGAGAAGCAGAATTAAAAAATATTGATGATAGAGGAGGAGCAATTTTACGAGGAATATTTGGGACTCCAATATTAGTTGGAATTTTATCAAAAGTAACAGGAGCAGGTTTATATACTGCTTTAGGATTAGCAGCATTAGGCGCAGTTCCATCTTTATTAGTCACAATGGCTGTTGGTGGATTAATTGGAGGTGTTGTAGGTGCTATTTCACATAAAAAAAGACAAGCCGGTAATAAATTAAACGAAAGTTCACTTAGAAATAAAATTAAAGAAATTATTCACTCATCATTAGGTGAAGCTAAAAAGAAAAAGAAAGATGTTGCTCCACAAGAAGATGTGGATATTAATGTTGATGCTGAAGAAGCACCAATGCCTGATGAAACATCAACTGAAGATGCTTTAGCACCAACTGATATGAGTGGTGGTAGTGAAGTTGATATTGATCCTAAAGTTAAATCAATCCAGGATTACTTACAGAAAGCATATGCAAACGCTAAATCATTAGGTGATGAAAAATTAATGACTCAAATTGGTAACACAATCACTATGGTTGTTAGAAACCAAGTATTAGGTGGTCAAGCAGTAGCTGAATCATTAAATGAAATGGAAGATACTTATTCACAAGATGAAGTAACTAATGATATTCTTAACGATGGTATAGGCAATAAAGGTAGAGGAGATGTATTCTTTGAAGCATGGCACTTAGCAACTAATTCAGAATTAACTGATGAAGAAGCTTGGGAAATCTACTCTAAAGGAAATGTAAATATTAAATAAAAATGCCTAAACCTACTCCACGCGTACTAGCATTACAGAAACAATTTTTCAATCAATACAAGGTAAATAAAAAATCTTGGGTTAAAAAATATGGTGCTGATGCTGAAAAAGTAATGACAGGAGCAGCATTTAAAAGAGCAGAATCAGTAGCTATGAAAGACGATAAACAACGAATTAAAGAGATGATTAAAAAGGCCTTAATGGGACCTGTTAAAGAGGAAGCAATTGACTCAAAAGCATTTATTCAATCTCGTAAACCAAAAGAAAATCCTAAAGACGTAGTTAAAATGGATGTTCCATTATTAATTCGTATGTTAGAATATGCTAGAGAGGATGCTAAAACAGATATGGATCTACATAAAGTAGCTGAAAACCTTATTCAATTATCTCAAGAAGGTAGAATCCTTGATATGACAGATTACGATAGTATAGTTTCACCTGACGAAGCTTTATAAAATGACTAGAAGCGAATTAAAAAACAAAATAAAAGAATTAGTAAAGCAAGTTTACTCTAAAACAACTAATCAACCATCAGAAATAGATTTAGATAGTCCTTCTGTAGTTTCATTAGATGATGAAAGATTTCCTGTTTTAGTTAAATTTCCAACTCTTAAAAAAACAATCATTGATTTATTAACGGATCAATATGAATTATTTTTAAAAGATATTGAGTGGGTAGCTCCACGACCAACTACATTTCGTATTATATTAGCAAATGATCAAGTATTTTATCTTATATACACAGATAGATCTTGGCTTGCTAAAGTAGAAGGTAAAAAATATTACTTATTAAACTTAAACGAAGAGCAAAACTGTATAGAAGCAATAGCTAGGATTTTATCTTATGGTGCTAAACCAACTCCTGAAAAAGGTGAAACTCCTACTGCAGAAACGCCTGCTCCTGAGTCACCTGCACCTGAAACGCCTGCTCCTGAAACACCTACTCCTGAAGAAGAAACACCAACTGTATAATGGATTCATTAGATTTATTTTTTAAAAAATACGCATATAAATTCCCAAAAGGATATCCTGACTTAACTAATGAGCAGGATATCAATCTTTTAGCTGATTTGCTAGAAAATCTAGACGTTAAATTATCGGGCAAAAAACAAATAAATGAACAACAATCTGATTATGATGCTTTAATTAAAAAGAAATTAGGTGTTGAAGAAATCCCAGTATGTGAAACTTCATTAGAATTAGGTACTTCATTTAACATAAATGGTAAAGATGCTGAAATATGGAAAACATTATTTGATGTTAAACCAATAGCAGCTAGAACAGGTAAAGCAACAGCAGGATCAGGAAATGGAGAAATTTCAGTTTATTGGGCTTTTCAATACAACAAAAATTCATTCCAAGTTCAAGATGGACGAGGAGGTGAAGATCCAGATTTAATTATCAATGGTATTGGAGTTGAAATTAAAGATTATAGTGCCAAATCTATTACACTAGGTAAATTTGGTAAAGATGCTAGATCATATGGATTGTTAAGCAATCTATTTGGATTTAAAAGTCTTTTAGAAACAGTTAAAGAAGGAAAATTTCCCGAAGCATCTAAAACAAATCCAGGTACATTTAAATCTTCTGATTTAATTGAAGCAGCTCGTGTAATGTTAGATTTTTATAAAGAAACCAGATTAAAAGAATTTGCTCAAGAACATGGTTTTGAAATGATTTTAAATTTATTTAAACGAGTAGAAGATATATTAACAGAACTTGGTTTATCACCATCTGCAACTCCTGAAGATGTAGCAGGTAGTGTATTACAATCAATGGCTAAAACTAAACTAGGAAAAAAACCTATGTTAGGTAAAGATAAAGGATATATTTTAAATGTTAATGGAAACGGCTCAGGAAAATTTTATGAAATTACTAGTGATAAAATTGATGCACTTGAACCTAAAGCATTTTTAGATAAAGTATCAGTAGCATCATCAGAATTAAAAATTGATTTTGACGAATTATTTAAGTAAATATTTATAACCATGAATAAAAATACAGCTCAACGCATATCTCGTCTTATTAAAGAAGTATTATCAAAACCTCTATCAGAGGATAAATGTAATTGTGGATGTCACTCCTGTGATAATGTTGGTAATAAAGGACCTGTACTTAATGAAAATTTAGGTGCAAAAATTATTATGACAGAAAACATGCAATACCATGTTACTAATAAATTACCACTTACAGAAAATACATTCAGATATGGTTCAGAAGCATTTTTAAATTTATGGGCTGAAGCTCGTTATTTACATGAGCGTAATGCTATACATTTAAATGATGAAGATAAAGAATTAGTTACTGAAACTGCTTTAGGTGAATACGGTATGTTTGAAGGTAAAAAAGTACCTTTAGACTTATTAATGGAAGAAATTGAACTTGAAGAAGCAGATAAAAAGAAAAAGAATCCTCCATTAGGTAAACCTAAACGTGGTGGTTCTAAGAAATTTTATGTGTATGTTCGTGATCCAAAATCTAAACGTATTAAAAAAGTATCATTTGGTATGGCAGGTGGTGGATTACGTGCTAAATTAAACAATCCAAAAGCACGTCAAGCATTTGCTAAACGTCATAACTGTGCTCAAAAGAAAGATAAAACAAAAGCATCATATTGGAGTTGTAGACTTCCAAGATATGCTAAATTATTAGGATTTAAAACAACATTCTCAGGATACTGGTAGTATGAAAATAAATAAAAATCAATTTAGAAATATCCTTAAAGAAGAAATTCGTAATATTTTACGTGAGGATTACGCTACTAAACTTTATAAAATAGAGGGTTTATTAATAACAGATACTTATAAAAAAACTCAAACCCAAATACTATCAGATATTAGATCTATAACTGGAATAACTACTATTGACTCTAAAGAATATAGAGTTAATTTACCTAAACCTGGTTATCAGTATGATGTTTTAACAGTTAAAATTGATCCATATCCTTATACTAAAAACGGTGGTAAATTTGATATAGATACTATTAATCAAATTATTAACAATATTAAAAGTATTAGAGGAGTAATTAGATTTAAAGTAGATAATCCCCAATTAATTAACATAGGTATATAATGAAACTATCAGAACACTTAAACCTTTCAGAGGTTACAAAATCAGATACTGCTAAAAGATTAGGTATTGATAATAACCCAACCCCAGAACATTTAGCTAATTTAAAATTAATAGCTGAAAATATTTTTGAACCAATTAGAAAACATTTTGGTAAACCAATATTTTTATCATCAGGATATCGTTCAAAAGCATTAAATTCTGCTGTTCCTGGTTCATCATCTACATCACAGCACTGCTCAGGTGAAGCATTAGATCTTGATCAAGACGGTAAACAAACTGGTGTAACAAATAAAATGGTTTTTGATTATATTAAAAACAACCTTAATTTTGATCAGTTAATTTGGGAATTTGGTACAGATTCAAATCCTGATTGGGTTCATGTATCTTGGGAATCAACAGGTAAACAAAGAAAGATGATCCTTAAAGCCACAAGAGTAAATGGTAAACCAGTTTATTCACCTTGGAAATGATAAAATTAATCGATATATTAAAACAAATGCTTCTTGAAGATCGTTGTAAACGTATTGCTGATCGCAAATACGATAAACCATCTGCTTACAAATCAGGTGCCATTGTTAGGTGTCGTAAAGGTAATATTTGGAAAGATTTAAAAGAAGAAGATCTAACTGAAAAACAAAAAGAAACACTTCGTACTTGGTTTAAACGTAAAGGTCCTAAAGGTAAAGAAGGTGGATGGGTAGATTGTAATACTTGTCGTGACGGTTCATGTAAAGCATGTGGTAGAAAAAAAGGCGAAAAACGCGCTAAATATCCATCATGTCGTCCTACACCAGCTCAATGTAAAACAAAAGGTAAAGGTAAAAAATGGGGGAAAACAAAATGAAAAAAGAATTTAATATAACTGAGTGGATACTTGAACAAGCCAAAGAGAAAGAAAAAGAAGAATATCCACCATACATGTACTCACCAGTAGGCTTTAGTTGTGCTGTATGTAAATATCATTATATAGAAGATGGTAAACATATGTGTTCTAATAAACAATATCAAGAATATAAAGGTACTGCTGAATTAGTAGATGATGAAAGTAATCAAATAAAAGATCCCACTAAGTGGTGTTCAAACTGGTTTTTACCTAAGGAAGATGAAAATGATTAAACTTGTAGATATATTAAAAGAAATTAATGAAGGGAAACAGGTTGGTACTTTATATCATTTTACTTCATTAAAAAATCTTTTATCTATTATTCAAAATAATACATTAGTAGCATCAAATACAACAGATTTTATAGATAAAAAGATAAAAGTACAATGTATTTCTTTAACTAGAACCTCAAATAAAAAACAATTTAGTATAGCTAGTGAAAGTGGATGTGTTTTAGTATTAGATGGAGATAAACTTTCTAACAATTATAAAATAACCCCATACCATGACCCTAACCAATATTATTTTTCAGATGAAGAATATGATGAAATGGAAGAAAGAATTTGTAAAGACATATTAAATTTAAATAAATACATAATAAAAATAATCCTCTATAAATCTACCCCAGAAATAGAATCTTTATTAAAAGAAAAAAACATACCTTACGAAATTAAATGAAACCATATAAAGACATAGAAGTTACAAACAAATACATTATTCGTGAGTTTAACGAAAATATAGACCCAATCGAATTAATGTGGCATCGTGATAATGAAAATCGTACTGTAGAAATATTAGGTGAAACAAATTGGAAATTACAACTTGACAATCAATTACCTACTTCTATGAATGAACCAATTTATATACCTAGACACTTATATCATCGTGTTATTAAGGGAACAGGTAATTTACTATTAAAAATACATAAATCTTAATTAAATCATACATATTTATAATAAAATACTTTATAATGAACCAGGAAAATCAACTCAGACAACTTATTAGAGAATCAATTCAAGAATATATTCTTGAAGTAGAAGCATCAGGAAATATCGCAGCTCAAGAAGCAAAAATTAGAGCATGTGAAGAAGCTATTGCACTTCGTGAAAAGAAAGCTAACCTAGATGGTATAGACGAAACAATGCATGAAATGATTGATAGTAATAAAATCAATGAGATTAAAAAAGAAATCAAAGAACTTCAAAAATATAAAGCTAAAGCTGAAAAAGTATTAGAAAAAATGAAAATGAAAGCTGAAGGCAAAACTACTAAGAAAATGGAAGATGAAGGAATGGAAGAAGAGGGAATGGTAGACGAAGTTAATTTAGATGAATACACAGCTGATCCAGCTGCTGGACCTCAATTAGAAGAACTTACACCTGAAGAATCAGAAGAATTAAGAAAAAAAGCAGAAGCTAACGATAAAGAATATAATATAACTAATGAAATGTTACTTATGCAAAAGAGAGCAGGTATCATCTCAGAAACTGAATATCGAATTAAGGTTGAAGAAGCTAAAAAGAAAATGACAGCTGCTCAAAAAGAGAAGAAAGAAGATATTGTTAAAGGTATGAAGAAATCTAAGAGCTTCGGTAAATCTAAAGATGAAAAATCTAAAATGTATGCTACAGCTACTAAATTAGCTACAAAAAAAAGTAAAAGCTTAAAAGAAGAAGTACAAGCGTTATTTGAAGATGATTTAAATGAAAAAATGTCATATGATGATTTTGAACAAATGATTAAACCATTTTTAGATTTAGCTAAATCAAAAGGATGGGTTTGGAATTCTTCTGGTGATAGTTGGATTCAAGTACCTTCTCCAGCTATTGCTCTTTATCACACTGATACTTTACCAACAACCAAAGATGGTGAATATAAAGGACAACCTCATCCTTTAGCAAAAGACGCAGTAGCTAGTAGAGCAATAACATACCGTGATAAATTAGCAACCGAAAAGGCAGATGTTATTATGAACCCAGATTATGATTCTTATGAAGGAGCAGCTGATTTTTATTCTAAAGATAAAAATATTTTAGATACTATTAAAAAAACAATGGCTAGTACTATGGATGTTGCTCAAGATATAAAAGAAGTTTCAAGTCAATTTACATCAGGTAAAGATTTTGAGCCCCAAAAGTATTTTTATATGGAATTAAAGAAAAAAGTATAAAATAATTAAAAACTTTTCAAATAAAATGTTAGGCCTCCTAGGAGGCCTTTTTTATATTAATGTAAAACAAAGGTTATGAATATATTTTACATCAATGAAGACCCAATCATCGCAGCACAAGAGCTAGCAGATGACCACATCAGGAAAATGCAAATTGAAAGTGCACAAATGTGTTGCACTGCACATTGGGAAACAAATTCTGAAGCACCATATAAACGTGCTCACAAAAACCATCCATCAACAAAATGGACTAGAGAATCAATTCAACACTACAGATGGCTTATATCTCATGGTTTAGAAATTTGTAATGAATTTACTAAACGTTATGGTAAACCTCATAAAACACAAACTGTACTTGAATGGTGTAGAGACAATGAACCTAATCTACCAGATAATGGTTTTACACCTCCTCCACAATGTATGCCTGAGGAATATAAAATGGAAAATACATTAGAAGCATATAAACATTTTTATATCAAAGATAAAGTAGGTGTTAAAAAATTGGATTGGAAAAAACTAAACAATAAACCTTCATGGATTTCCTAATATTTATAATAAAATAACATATTATGAAAGATGTAAAATCATGGCTTCAATCAAGAACGATTTGGGCTACATTAGTAACATTAGCTCCATTCTTAACTCAAATGTTAGGATTTGATATGAATGCTACATTAGCAGATATTTTAACAATTGCAGGTGCTGGAGCAGCTATTTATTTTAGAATTACAGCTAGTAAAAAACTAAATTAATTTATAGACCGATTCATAGCCGGTCGCTTTAATTAAAAATATGGAGCTGTGGCCCACCCAAAAAGGTGGGCTTCTCTATTTGGGCTTCAAAATAAAAAATCTTATATTAATAATATGAAAAAAATAGTAATCGTAGGCGCAGGTGTAGCAGGTATTAATGCTGCAACTAAATTAGTAGATAATGGATACCCAGGTGAACTTATCACCATTATAGATAAAGGAAACGATCCACACAATCGTTTACCTGAAGAAGTAATGACAGGTATGTTAGGGGCAGGAGGTTGGAGTGACGGTAAATTAACATACCACACAGCAATTGGAGGTGTATTAAGTAAATATTGTGGTGAGGATAAAGCAATGGAATTAATGGATCAAGTTATTAGTAACTTTAGACGTTTCCATCCTAAACCAGAAGAAATATTTTGTTCTGATCCACAAGAAGAACCTGAATTCATTAAACCATACTTTGGTTTACGTTTATTTCCTGTATGGCATATTGGTTCAAATTATTTACATGAGATTGCTAAAACATGGTATCAATATTTAGTTGATAAAGGTGTTAATTTTATATGGAATTGTGAAGTTAATGCTATTGATTTTGAAAACGATAGAGTATTAGCTAAATCAACAAATAGTGAATTACATTATGAAAGAAGATATGATGAACTTATATTTGCAGTAGGAAAATCAGGTATCGACTTTGCACAATCACTATCAAATGAATATAAATTACCAACTGAACCTAAATCAGTACAAATTGGAGTACGTTTTGAAGCACCACAAAAATATTTCCAAAAATTAATTGATGTAAGTTATGATTTCAAATTATATAAAAAATTTGATAATGTATCATTACGTTCATTTTGTACAAATAATAACGCAGCATATGTAGCAGTTGAAGAAACATATGGTGATGTTACTTATAATGGTCATGCTAAAAAAGGTGAACAATATCGTAATGATATGACTAACTTTGGTATTTTAATGGAAATTAAAGGTATTGAAGATCCATTCAAATGGAGTAGAGATGCTGTTAAAAAATTACAAATTGATGGTACTGGTACTTATTATTCACCTAATCGTACTCGTAAACCTGCTTTAACATCTGAAGGAAATACAGTATCTGCAATTCAAGTAGATACAATGGAACCTTTATTTGAAGCATTAGGTGAAGAATATGCTCAATATATTGAAGACTTTATTACAGAAATGACAATTATATTTCCTGAATTAGGAGATGATTGGGGAATTTATATGCCTGAGGTAAAATATTTAAGTCCAGAACCATTAGTTGATTATACTAATTTAGCATTACATGACTATCCAAATGTACATTTTGTAGGAGATGCATTAAGTGCTCGTGGTATTACAGTATCAGGTGCACAAGGAATTTATGTTGCTGAGTCATTACTTTCTTAACATTTATCAATATTTATAACAAAATATTACTTAAATGGCAAACAAACTAGTTAACATAATCCGAAATCTTGTTAAAGAAGAATTAAGTGAGATGGCAAGACCATCTTTTTCACTAAAAGTATTAGATAAAGAATGATTGATTTAGTACTTAAAGCAGGTGAAGAAGGTACTAGCCGTGGAAAACTTGCTGATGAATTAGGTAAAAATCCTAGAATGCTTCAAAACGAATTGAAAGCACTTCAAGATAACGGAATATTTTCTAAAGATACTCCAACAATAGATAAACCAGAAAAAACACCAGGTCAAAGAGGTAGAAAAACAAGTGATACAAGTAGAGAAGGTATTGTTAGAGCTTTATTTCAAAAATTTACAGACAATCCTAATTTTGAACCTACTGATACTGATTTAACATATACACTTCCTAAAGGACTTGGTACTGAAAAATTATCAGCTGATCAATTATCTAAAGTAAAAAGTAAAGCATTAGGTTTAACTAAACGAGGAAGACCAAAAACACAAGCTGAGTCATTACAAGAAATATACTTACGTCTACAAAAAGGAAAACTATGACTTATAAATACTTATGTCAAAAATATTTAGTTTTACCCGATCCCAGATAAGGACAATAAAAGTTAATAGTTCATCATTATCTGATAATGCTATTTCTAGTTCATATGCTTTAACATCAAGTTACGCTATAAATAGTGGAGGTGGAGGAGGTACAACTACAGGTTCATTTACAGGTTCATTTACAGGAAGTTTATTTGGGACAGCCTCACATGCTATAACAGCAAGTTACGCTATGAATGGTGGGAGTGGAGGTTCTACTCAATCACTACAACAAGTTGTAAACACTGGAAATTCTATTGTTAATTTTGGAGGTGTAGGTACAGCATCTTTACAATCAGTTAATTTTGTAAACAATAGAGCATTATATATTAATAATGATATTTATCCTACTATAAGAATAGTAGATAACACTAATGCATCAAATAATCTTCAAATTGATATTGATACAATTAGTTTAGATGGTGTATCTTATAATTGGTCAGATATTGTTAATAATGTAGACACATCATCATTTGCTACAACCGGATCTAATATTTTTATAGGAAATCAAACCATAAGTGGTTCTTTATATCAATCTGGTACTTTTTATCCTGATATAATAGATTGGATTAGTAGTTCAATTCAAATGGGTACTGGATCATATATTTTAACTACTAATAATGATGGTATTACTCAATATGATACCTATGCAAATATTGCTAGCGCATTATCACCATATATATCAGTTAATACATCATCAATAGCTACAACTGGATCTAATACTTTTATAGGAAATCAAATTATAAGCGGATCAGTTACTATTAGCGGTTCATTAAATGCTACATCTAGTAATGCTTTAAGTAGCTCTTATGCTTTAAGTGCTTCAAATGCCATCACAGCATCTTATGCTTTAAATGTTACTGATCCTTTTCCATACTCTGGAAGTGCAGTTATTAGTGGTTCATTATTAGTACAATATGATCCATCAGGTGGATTACTTCAAGGTATTGATACAAATACAACTACACTTTATGATGGTAATAATGCTTCTAAAGTAGAATGGGGATCTGGAAGATTAAAAGATACAACAAATATCAAATCAGTAGATTGGGAAAATAGACAATTATGGAGTGGTTCATTTCCTGATTTATCTGTAGATTGGGGTGCTAGACAATTATGGGATGAGAATGGTGATGGTTTAGCTTTAGAATGGATTAATACTGGAACTAGTAATGGTGTTCGATTATATGGTACTTCTTCATATGCGATCACATCTTCATACGCTCAAAATGCTCAAACTGCTTCATTTGTAACAACTGCTCAAACAGCAAGTTATGTTTTGCAAGCAGTTAGTAGTAGTTTAGCTTCAACTGCTTCATATGTTATAACAGCACAAACTGCAAGTTTTGTAAATACAGCTCAAACAGCTTCATATGTTAATCCATTAAATCAAAATGTAATTATAACTGGGTCACTTGTAGTAAGTGGATCAGGAACTACTATTGAATTATATGGTGATAAAATAATAGCAGGTGCAGTTGGTGGAGATGAAGGTGGTGAAATTCTATTAGGCAAACCAGCAACAAGTTCATCACTTACAGGTAGTGGTATTACTATTGATTCATATCAAAATCGTCTTAGATTTTTTGAACAAGGTGGCTCTGCTCGAGGTGGATTTTTAGATATAACAACATTAGGAGCCGGCGCAAGTACTAATTTACAAAAATCTAGTAACTACTTTTATGATGCTTATTTAATAAATACTCAAACAACAGCAGCAGGTGTTGATACTACTATTAATAATATATCATTAGTAACTAAAGCTAATGAAGCATGGAGTTTTGAATTTGTAACAATAGGACAATGTAGTGGTACGGGTGGTGTAAGATTTACAGTAGTATACTCAGCTACACCAGTTTCATCTTCAGTTACATATTGGGGTAATAGTACACAAGTAGGTAACATGTCTAGTGCAACAACAATATTAACTACTCCAGCTCAATCGGGAACTTTATGGGCGACAGCAACTCCTATTGATGTACAAGCTACTATTAGAGCAAGTTTTGTTAATGGAGCAAATGCAAATACAGTAACAATAAAAGTACAACCTGTTAATGGAGCTCAAACAGCAACAATAAGAGCGATGGCTTATTTAACAGCAAGAAGAATATCATAAATAATTAAATTATATGACATATACATCAACAGATATATATAATATCCATATTAATACACCTTCAGTAAATGAACCATTTATGCTTTACTATGCTGTACGAAATATAGATAATAGCATAAGTTTAATGGATCAAGAATTTACTTCAAAAAATAAAGAATATTGTTTATCATTATTAAATAATATTATGGATTTACCAAATTTTATAGGATTTCCATTTCCTTGTGTTAATTTTATAATAACATAGAATAAAAAATATTTATAAAAATTTGGCTTACCAAATTATTTTTATTATATTTTAATAAAACATATAATAAAAGTTATGAGTAATCAAAATCCTGTAAAACGATATAAGTCACCGGATGGGACTATTCGTTATGTTAAAGATAACAAACTTCATAATGCTGACGGCCCAGCTTTAATTCATCCAAATGGTAAAGAAGAATACTATTTAAATGGTATTTTTTATACTAAGGATAATTTTAAACAAGTTAAAAAAGATGGTGTAGGTTTACCATGGTATAAATCAGGAGTAGCTAAAGCAAGACATTAATATGAAGATAGGTTTTTGTGGAACAGTTAGTGTAGGAAAAACTACATTAGTAAATGCTTTAAAAAAATTACCTGAATTTAAAGATTATACATTTGCTACTGAACGTAGTAAATATTTAAGAGATTTAGGTATTCCTTTAAACACAGACAGTACATTAAAAGGTCAAACTATATTTTTAGCAGAACGTTGTAGTGAGCTAATTCAAGAAAATATTATTACAGATCGTACTGTTATAGATGTTATGGCATTTACAATGTGTGCTAAATCTATTGATCCATTTGATAAAGATAAATTTGATGATTATGCTTCTAGATTTATTGAAGAATATGATTGGATTTTTTATGTTAGTCCTGCTGGTGTAGATATCGAAGATAATAATGTACGTACTACTGATGTTGAATACAGAGATAGAATAGATCAAATGATAAAATATCTATACTCAGCTAATTTAAGTAATATTAAGAATTTTGGTATTATATCAGGTTCTACTGAGACTAGAATAGAACTAATTAAATCTTATCTAAATTTATAATATTTATAACAAAAACTACTCAATGAAACGTAAAGATTTAAAAGCGTACATTCGTACTGAAATTATAAATGAATTAAGTTTAAATGAAGGAACCTCTGAAGATAATGCAGCTAAAGCAGCTGAATTAAAATCAATTGATGCCCAAATAAAAGCTCTTACAACTAAAAAAGCAGAAGTCAGCAAATCCGGAGCAGTATCAGAATCAGATCTTGATGAAGCTCGTAAAGCAGGTGGTTATAAAATTGGTGATGCAGGTAAATTTGCTGAAGCAAAAGAATTATATAGCAAAGGATTATATGCTGATGTATTAAATGCTATTGAAGCAGCAGGTGAAGATGGTATTTCTCAAAAAGATTTAGGTGTTAAATTGGGTAAAAGCGATAGTACATCATTAAATCCAATTTTAGTTAAATTCAAAGAAATTGGAGTATTTGGTGGTGGTAAATTAGCTAAAGCTGAAAAACCAGAAGCTGGTGAAGTTGATGACTCTGCACCAGAAGAATTTGATAGTTTTTATGCTACAGATATTGAAGATGAAATGCCTGAAGAGGAACCAACAACAGTAGCTAGTGATAAAGAAATCGAAAAATTAGCAGGTGACGTTAGTACTGGAAAAACAGAAGAAATTAATAAAGCAATTAATATTGTTAAAAATTTATCAACTAAAATTCAGGATATGAAAAAAGGACCTGATCGTGAAAAGAAAATAGCTGCATTGAAACAATATATTAATAATAATAAAAATCTCCTTAAAGGACGTGACATCAATACATTAACAAACGGCCTTATAGGATAACAAATATATATGTCGCAAGACTTAAGACAAATAATAAAAGACGAATATATAAAGTGCGCTCAAGATCCGGCGCACTTTATGCGTAAATACTGTAATATTCAACATCCACAACGTGGACGGGTTATATTTAATCTTTATCCATTTCAAAGTAAAGTTTTAACATTATGGAAGGATAACCCATATTCTATAGTACTCAAATCAAGACAACTAGGTATTTCTACTTTAGCAGCGGGGTATTCTTTATGGCTAATGGTATTTCATAAAGATAAAAACGTATTATGTTTAGCTACTAAACAAGAAACGGCTAAAAATATGGTAACTAAAGTTAAATTTATGTTTGACAATTTACCATCATGGTTAAAACTACCAGCAGACGAAAATAATAAATTAACGTTACGATTAAATAACGGTTCACAAATAAAAGCAGTATCAGCAGCAGGTGATGCAGGTCGATCAGAAGCAGTATCTTTACTTATAGTAGATGAGGCTGCGTTTATTGAAAATATAGGTGAGATTTGGGCATCTGCTCAACAAACCTTAGCAACTGGTGGTGGTGCAATTGTATTATCAACTCCATATGGTACAGGTAATTGGTTTCACCAAACATGGGTAAAAGCAGAAGCTCAAGAAAATGACTTTTTACCTATTAGATTACCTTGGTATGTTCATCCTGAACGAGATGAAGCATGGAGAAAAAAACAAGATGAATTATTAGGTGATCCTAGATTAGCAGCACAAGAATGTGATTGTGATTTTACAACATCAGGTGATGTAGTTTATTATCCTGAACATTTAGAATATTATATGACTACTCATGTTGCTGAACCTATGGAACGCAGAGGAGTAGATAAAAATTTATGGATTTGGGAATCCCCAGATTATACTAGAAATTATATAGTAGTAGCTGACGTTGCTAGAGGTGATGGAAAGGATTTTTCAGCATGTCATGTGTTTGATGTTGAAACAAATGCTCAAGTAGCAGAATTTAAAAGTCAATTACCACCTAAAGAATTTGGATATTTTCTTGTTAGTTTAGCTACAGAATACAATGAAGCATTACTAGTAATAGAAAATGCAAATATAGGATGGTCAGCAATAGACTCAGCAATAGAAAGAGGATATAGAAATCTCTATTATTCACCAAAGAGTGATTCCCCGGCTTCTGATTC